GACGTCGTGACGTTCGAGGACGCCGCCGAGGGCGGCGGCCGGCAGTTCTTCCTGCGCGGCGCAGCCGTGCAGAGCACGCAGAGCGCCGCGTTCTGGCGCTACGTGTGGGAGAACAGCGGCGAAGAGGATGTGCCCTACACGATCGCGCCGCACGGCAACGCAGCGCCCACGGCGGACGAACCGCATTTCGTCGGCACGCTCACGATCGGCCCGAAGCCCACGATCGGCAGCGAGGCATCGACCGATCGCACGTCGGCGTCGCAGTTCGATTTCGAATTCGAGATCGACGACGAACCGACCATGGACACCGGCGCCTGAGATCGGGCCGGCGGCGCATGGCTGAGTACCAGAATCGCGGGATCCGTGTTGAGGGTCTGCGCGAGCTGAACGCGAAGCTGCGCGCCGCCGGCGACGAGTCCGCCGATCTGCCCGATCTCATGGAAAGGCTCGGGCAGATCGTGATCAGCAACGCGCGGCCGCCGCGCGTCAGCAACGAGCTGGCCGCCACGCTGCGCGCCGGCCGGGGTCGCACCAAAGCCGTTGTTCGGGCCGGATACGCCAAGAGAGGCGCACACGCCGGCGTGGTGCATTACGGCAACCCCCACCGAGGCAGCAAAGCGCAGCCGTTCCTAGTGGACGCGCTGCGCCGCGCGCAGACACAAGTAGTCACCGAATTGTCAGCCGGCATCGACCGGCTGCTGAAAAAGCACAAGCTCTAAAGGAGAAACACGAAATGGCTTTCAAGCTCGATCTGGATCAGCTCACCCTCGGTGAGGTCGCAGCGATCGAAGATCTCGGCGGAACCGCGATCTCGGCGGTCAGCGAAGAAACCCCGCAGGGCAAGTTCCTGGCCGCGCTGCTCATGGTTGCGAAGCGTCGCAGCGGAGAGCCGGCATTCACGTTCAATCAGGCGATGGGCACGCCGATCGGAGAGGCGCAGGAATTTCTCGGACTGAATGAGGCCGAGCCGGCCGAGAGCAGCGCCGAGGGAAACGGCGAAGGCTCGCCCGAGATCGAGCACGCCTGAAAGCTCGCGTGATCGTGGGTACCGGCATGGACCCGGATTCCTACGAGCAGCTGACAGTCATGGAGCGCGCCGAGATCATCCGCGAGCTGAACAAACGAGCGCGCCGGCAGTAGCAGCCGGCCCGCGTGGACATGTCTAGGACATGTCCATATCGAAAGCTGCCGGCCCGTCAGTTCCCCTAGCCAGGCTGACGGGCCGGCGACCATTCCCCACCGCCAGAGAGGCAGCAGCATGGCGAAAAATACCGTCATCGTCTCGATTCTCGGAGACACGCGCGATCTGCAGTCGAAACTCGGCGGCGCGACAAGCTCGCTCGGCAAGTGGGCTGCCGGCGCGACCGTAGCTGCCGGCGTGGTGGCAGCAGCGATCGGCGGCGCAGCCGTCAAGGGCATCAAGTCCGCGAGCCAGCTCGAACAGAACATGGGCGCTCTGAACTCAGTGTTCAAAGAGAACGCCGGCCAAATGCAACAGTGGGCCAGCCAAGCGGCCGGCGCTGTGGGCCTGGCCAAATCCGAGTACGCCGGCCTGGCGACCGTGCTCGGCTCGCAGCTGCGAAACATGGGCGTAGATGCTGCGCTGCTCGGCGTAAAGACTAACGAGCTGATCGGGCTCGGTGCCGATCTCGCTGCGCAGTTCGGCGGCAGCACGGCCGATGCAGTGGGGGCGCTGTCGTCGCTGCTGCGCGGCGAACGAGACCCGATCGAGCGTTACGGCGTCTCGATCAACGAAGCGGCCGTAAAGGCGAAGCTGGCCGAGATGGGGCTGGCTGGCCTGACCGGCGAAGCGGAGAAGAACGCCAAGCTGCAGGCGACACTCGCACTGCTGTATCAGCAGACCGCCGACGCGCAGGGCGCATTCACCCGCGAGAGCACCACGCTGGCCGGCGCGCAGCAGCGCCTCGCGGCCGGCACCGAGAATCTGTCTGCCCTTTTCGGTACGGCGCTGCTGCCGGCATTCACGGCCGTTACAGCAGCTGCCGGCACGCTTATCAATAAGCTGCAGGGTTCGGATTGGTTCGCAAAGCTAACGGCGTCCATTACCGGCGCATCAAATTCGTTTGCCGATTTCGTATTCGGCATTATGAATGGCACAAAGACTATCGACTTTGGCGATATGTTCGCCGGCCTTCTCGACGGTGCGGTGAATGGAATTACCCGCGCCTCAAATTGGCTAGCATCCGGCGGCGCGCAGCAGCTCATTACCGGGCTGCTCGCCGGCCGAGAGGCACTATTCAGCGGCGCGATGCAGGTATTCCCCGCCATTCTCGACGCTCTCGTGGTGGCCATTCCCGCGATCGTTTCCGGCCTGGCCGCCATGGTTACGCAGCTGGTCGCAGCGCTGGCAGCTGCTGCACCGATCATTCTCGGTGGGGCCGTGCAGCTGTTCACTGCGCTGGTGGGCGCGCTGGTCATCATCGTGCCGCAGCTGCTGACGACTCTCTTTGAGCTGCTGCCGCAGCTGGTGGCGTCGATCCTCAGCATGATCGGCCCGATTCTCGACGCGGCCGTCTCTCTGTTCACGTCGCTGATCGACGCGCTGCCGATCATCCTGCCCGATCTGCTGGCAACGATCATCGGTCTGCTGCCTACTCTCGTGCTGACAATCCTCACGCTGATTCCGAAGCTGCTGACGGCGGCCGTGCAGTTGTTCACATCGCTGATCACGGCCATTCCGCTGATCCTTCCGAATCTGCTCATCAAGATCGTGAGCATGGCACCGCAGCTGGTGCGCTCAGTGGTGGCCATGCTGCCGGCGCTGCTCGACGCCGGCGTGCAGCTGTTCACGGCGCTGGCTACGGCCGTGCCGGAGATCATCGGAAAGCTGGTGCCGGCGCTGCTGGATCTCGGGCCGCGCATGGTCTCGACAGTGGTCAGCATGATCCCGCAGCTGGTGTCGGCCGGCGGCGATCTGATCGGCGGTCTGGTCTCCGGTCTGTGGTCTGCTGGCGGCCGCGTCGGGCAGACACTGCTCGGCATTGCCCGTAACGCGATCGGCGCATTCAAGAGCTTCCTAGGGATTCATTCGCCCTCGCGTGTGTTCGCCGGGTTCGGTGACAACATCGGGCAGGGTCTGGCCAACGGGATCCAGCGCACGCGCCGCGTCGCGGGTAAGGCCGTGGGAGCGCTGGCGGCGACCGTCACGAGCGGTTTCGAGGATGCCCGAGCCACGCTGACGCTGGACACCGAGCCGGCGGCGGCCGGCTCGGCATCCGTGGCCGGCCGCAGCGGCAACGTGTATCAGATCCACGTGCAGGCCGTCGCGCCGGGCGCTGAGGTTGGACGGGCAATCATCGATGCAATCCGCGCGTATGAGCAGACCGTGGCCGTCCCCGTGCCGGCCGGGGCGGTGATCGAATGAGCGTCATTATCGAGCGGCCGCTGCGCGATCGGCTGCGCGTGGAAGTCCTCGACCCTGCGACACCGTTTGTGCTCGACATGAGCCTGCTAAACGACGGCGTGCTAGGCGAGACCGGCGCTGCAGCGCTGTGGACTGACTACGCCGGCCAGGCAACGAGCATCGTGATTCAGCGAGGCGCTGCGCGTGAGGGCCTGCTGCCGCAGCAGCGCCCCGGCCTGGCAACGGTCACCCTGTACGACTGGCACGAGCTGGACCCGTCCGCGCCCGTGTTCGCAGCGAATCGGCAGCTGCGCGTCACGCTGCTGACCGGCAGCGGCACATACGAGCTGTTCCGGGGCAAGCTGCGCGAGGCCGGCCTGGTGTACGTGCAGCCGCGACCGGGCGCAGCGCACGTTCCGGTCACCACGTTGACGATCGTGGATGCCGTAGCCGATCACGATCAGATCACTCGGTACGGGGCGCTGCCGCCGGCCGGCTCGGAGACGTTCGGGCAGCGGATCCGCCGGCTGCGCGCGTCTGCTGCGACGCCGATCGAGCTGCCGGCGCAGAGCACCTATTCCGATATTTTCGGCAATGAGATCAAGCTGGCGCGCACGGTCTATGAGGGCTCGCTGTCGTCGCATTTCACGCTCGCGTGCGCGACTGTCGGCGCTATGTGGTGGGTGGGCGGCGACGGCGTTACACGGTTCGCGCCGCGAGCTGGTAGCGGTTTCGTGGTGACGCCTACGGCCGAATTCTGGTTCTCGAGTACCGATTTCGGCCCCATGCCGGCAGACGCGCTGCGCGCGATCGACGCCGGCCTGGCTGCCGGCTCACGCGTCACGTACACAGTCGGGATCGCGCGCAACATCACGGCCGTAGAAGACCCTGACAACCCCGGCCAGTGGAAAGCCGATGAGGTTGAGCTGCAGTACCGTGAGCCGCTGCCCGAGAACGGCGCAGATACCCGCCTAGGCCGCTCGCCCGTGGTCACCACGATCAACGCTGCGACGCCGACAATTCATCGGCTCTGGGAGCAGCAGTTTCCCTATGCCGGCGGTAGTGAGCAGATCGAGTCGCTGCTGTGGAACGCGCAGCAGGATCTCGACCGGATCCCCGATCTCGAAATCGGCAACGTGATCCGCGCCTATCACCCTGCGCGTGGGCTCTGGAATGGCCAGATCATCGGCGTGCAGCACACCATCACACCTACCCGCTGGATGATCCAGCTGACACTTATCGGGGGCGCTCTGTGACCTACAAAGACTTTCTTACCGGCGCAGTATTCACGTCGGCCGACGCCGATCTGCTCATGCGGCAGGGCGTCATCGTCGTGAGCAGCGCGGCAGCGCGTGACGCGATCGCGTCGCCTACCGAGGGCATGCGCGTGTACCGGCTCGATACTCACATGATCGAGACGCACGACGGCTCGACGTGGGTTCCGTTCGATACCGGCTGGATCAATCTGGTCATGTCCGGCACGTGGGCAACCTCCGGTGGCGCAGCGCAGGCCGCGATCCGGCGGCTCGGATCATCCGTCTATCTGGCCGGCGAAGTGTGGGCAGGGGTTTCCGGCACCCAGGCGTTACTCATCCCGGAAGGTCTGCGCCCCAAAGCGCGTACAACGGTCGTCGTCACGCGTGCGTCCAATTCGGTGAACACGGATCAATTCGTTCTCTCAGTGGGGACCACGCGCGATTCGATCTACATCGCCAGTGCCGCCGGAGCGACCGTTCCCCCGGCATCCCCCGGCATCCCCCTAGGCGCGCTCGGATGGGCGGTCTGAACATGTCGTCTCTCATCATCGCTGCCGGCCAGCAGCTGGCTGCATCGGGCACCCGCGACGCGTTCGGGGCGCTGTCGGACGATCTGGTGGCCGAAGGTCACCCGCCGGTACGGGTGAACTACGGCGATCGCGATATCGCGGACGAGATCCGCACATTCACGAGCCGTTACCGGCAGCAGGCGGCCGGCTCTGGTCCGTTCGGTGACGTCAGGCAGTGGAACGGCGCGGCGCACGGGTTCCCGGGCCTCACGCGGTGGGTGCGGCATTCCAGCGCGGGCACTGTCGCCGCGCCCGGTTCGTCCAACCACGGCAAGAAGAGATCGGGGGATCTGGCGTACCCGTACAACTCGAACACGACCGCGCATCGCCGTGCGCAGCAGCTCGCGAAGCGGCACAACATCACGTGCGAGGGGCTCAGTTTCGGGGCGAACGTCGAGTGGTGGCACTGGACGTATTGGGGGCCGATCGGCGCCCTCACCGACGCTGGCACGCCGGCCAGCACACACACACCCGTCAACACGGCGACCGACGATTCGCCTAGGAGAGGAATCAAGATGGATCTCATTCTGCTGCTGATCAAGCCGAGGGATGGCGGGCTGCGCCGTTACCTCATCGACGTGCGACAGGAAGCGCACCGCGAGATCTCGTCGCGGAAGTACGACATTTACAAGAACGCCGGCATGCCGACGCTGCACGGCGAGCAGCCGTGGACCGACATTCCGAACGAGTTTGCTAAGTCGTTCTAATGAGCGCTGCCGAGTGGGTGCTGATCGCGGTCGCGGTGATCACAGCGAGCGGTGCCTGGCTGAATGCGCGCTACGGCCGCATGGCGCGAGTCGAGCGCCGGCTGGCCAGCGTTGAGGCGCTGAACAATCGGCTCTGGGCCTACATCCGGCAGCAGCACGATCACGCCTACCGAGCCGGCTACGTGCCGCTGCCCATCCCTGACCACCTTTTCGAGACCGAGAGAGAGACAGTATGACCATTCCCACCACCACAACCCCGCTGACGCGTCGAGAGCGCCGGCAGCAGCTGCGCGACGCATCCGCGCGGATCATCACGCCGGCGGCGCGGCGATGGGCGTATGGCGTCGCTGCAGCCGGCGTCGCAGCTGCAATCGGATTCGGCTGGCTGCCGGCCGGCGCGGGCGTGCTGCTGCTGCCGCTGCTCGGCGCGCTGTTCTACGTCGATGAGACCGGGCAGCCGCGTGTGTAGGACTTTCGAACACAACTAGCGGATTAGGGCCTGAGCTCGCGCGATCGCCGCGGCGGCCGCACCCCGAAACCGTTAGGTATGTTCGAAAGTCGCTCGCGCCGGCATTCGCTGCAGCTGCAGCCACGCCGGCGTGGCCAGGAAATCGACCATGAGTCAGAGAGGCGCTGTGCGCCCCGCTGACGCGACTAACCCCCGATGTGATCCGATCACACCGGGGGTTAGCTGTTCGTGCGGGAGACGCGATCCTACGGGGCCGCTCGGCGGCGCTGACGTTTCGCGCGCCGGCCGGCTGCGATGTAGGGCTGCAGCAGCGCGTCGAGCTGCTGCCGGTTCTCTGCGCTCAGGTCGATCTCATACGCCTGCCCGTCGATCGAGAACGACACCGGCTGCACGTCGCTCTCGCTGCCGTCGAGGTCATCGATCAGCACCACGAGCTGACGGCGGCTCACAGCGCTGCCCGGATCGAGGCGAGGCCGGCCAGCGAGGAGATCCCGCCGGCCACGACCACAGTCGGCGGCAGCAGCAGCTCGCTGCCGGCAGCGACGCCGGCTGCAGGGTCGTCTGTCAGATAGCGCAGCGCCGCGCGGCCGTGACTGTCAGTGAATCGCTCAGTTAGCACCATGGTGTGATCCTTCCAGCTGGTAAAGCAAGTCGAGCAGATTCGGCTCGGCGGGTACAGCACGAGTCGAGAACCCGTGGCAGTTGTCGGCGCAGAGCCGGCGCGGCGAGTAGTCGCACGTCGGCCCGCATACGTAGTTCTGGACGCGCTCGGAGAGGTCGCGCACGGCGACAGGCTCGGGCAGCACGCGCCGCTCATCGCCCACGTGGATAGTGAGCCAGACGAGACGAGATAGCACGGACTCGCGCCATTCGGCTTCAGGGTCGATCGTGGTCGCCATGAGCTAGATTCCCCCCGTCGTCGTTCAGGATCCGTGCGGCGTCGTCCCACACGTCGATGCCGGCTGCAGCTGCAGCGCGCAGCGCGACGTCGAGACCGTCGAGCAGCGCGCCGATGCAATCGGGGCAGACCATGGGGCCGTCGTCGAGATCCGCCTGGCTGCGCGTGCTGTACGGCTCCCAGCGCAGCGCCCGCGCCGCTGCCCGGTCCCCGAGCAGCGACCGGCCGCAATCGTGGCATATCGTCACCGCTATGCCGGCTGCTGCCAGCTCTGCTAGCTCGGCTTGCACCATGGCATCCCAGCTGCCGCCGGCGCTCATGCTGCAGTCCCGTCGATCTCGACGCTGTGCAGACGATCGCCGGCGTTCTGAATGTTGCGGATCACGGCCGGCAGCCGTTCAGCTGCCACGCGCCGGCGCACGAAGCGCTGTTCGTCGTAGATCGACGTGCCACGCGAATAGGTGACTTGGTACGTGACGGCCGGAAGCGCCACGGGTCAGCCCTCCAGCTCGCGCAGCCGGCGCTTAGGCATCACGTAGCTGCCGTGTTCGCCCATGCGCTGCAGCTCGAAATAGTCGGCGTGCTGGCGGATCGCGTATTCGGAGATACCGAGGACGCGGGCAGCGACGTCCAGCGGGATCATGACCGGCAGCGGCGCGAGGATGCCGGCGACAGTCAGCTGGGCCGGCTGCTGCGCACGCGCCACAGCGCCGGCCGGGCTGCTGGTGTCCTTGACAGTGTCCATGACACCGGGCAGCGTTTCCGACACGATCGCGTCAGCCGGCAGCGCCCATTTGTTTCCGACCTGCAGCGCGCCAGCGATACGGCCGTCAGCGAGCCAGCGTCGCACTGTGCGCGTGGAAACGCTGTGCTGTTCGGCGAATGCGTCGATCGAGACCATGACGCCGGCGGAGGTAGTTGACATGTGGGACTGTCCAATCTGTCTAGGTTGACGTGACATAGACATGTCTAGGTCACGTGACCATGACATGTCAAGTCTGGCCAGGCACGGAAAAGCGCCCCGCGCTCAGCTCCCACAGCTGGCACGGGGCGCAGCTCGCGCTGTCCCTAGACGCGAGGTATTACGCGGCCGGCCTCAGCAATCCCTGCAGCAGCTGATCGGCCGGCTGACCGACAGCTTCAGCCCATCGGATCCATTGCGTCACTGTGGGCTCACTCTTGCCAAGTTCCCAAGCCGAGATCGTGCCGTGAGATACGCCGATCATGGGCGCGAGGGTACGCGCAGAGAAGCCTGCAGCGCCGCGTGTGGCGCGCAGGATCTCGGGCACGGTGGCCGCGTCGATCTGTATCAATGTCATGCGTGTAAGGGTACCGCTAGGTTTCGACAGTTATCTAGACACGCCGCTGCGAATCACCGCAGAACGCCACATGTGCGTAAAGCCTAGGCGTGTGTCTAAGATCCTGACCATGCGACCACGCCCACCACCAAGTCCTTGCGCCCACGGTCGAGGCGCGAGGACAGACGGCCAAACAGCAGGACGGCACCCGAGATCGAGTCTCAGGAGCGAGAGCGGTAGGCGACCGCTGAACAAGAACGGGTATCCAGTCCCGGTGCCACCCCGAGAGACCGGGGATCGCGGTTAGTGGTACGACCGGGCGCGATTTCCTCAGACGTAACCCCCGATCTCAATCGCCTGTCAGTAGCGCTGTGAGAGCAGCGCCCACGACTAACCGATGCATGGCTCCGCCGAAAGCAAGGTTTCGTGGTCCCTTCCGTTTTCGGAGGGGGCCATTCCTCCCTCAACATTCACCACCAAAAGCTAGGCAAGAACATGACCAACGGATGCCGAGTGGATAAGCCGGGGCACAGCTTCGATCCCCTCAGCGGCTGGTGCGCTCACAACTGTGGAAAGCGCGACGACGGCCGGCTAGTGATCCACGGCACTGAGAAAGTCCCCGGACCCGAGTACACCCCTGAGCAGCTGAGCCGGCTGCAGAAAGTCACCCGATGAGTAACTACACCGCAGAGACCGCCAACAAGCTGACTGAGCTGATCGAGCAAGCACGCACCGTCGCCGGCCGAGCACGACGAGCACGACAGGCGGACCTGCTGAACTACGCCCGCGATATCGGCGCGCAGCTCGACGCCGCCCGTAACGCTCTGATCACAGCTCGCCCCGGAGATCTCGACGCCGCCGCCGCGTTCGCAGCCGCGGGTACGATCTCGCTGGGGGGCATCGTCGCGCAGCTCGACCGGATCGATCTTGGAATCGACCGGATCGCAGCCGAGCGCGTCGAAGCGGCAGACGTGATCGCCTGGCTTGAGTGGCACGGCATCCACCTGTACCCCTATCAGCGGCGACGCATCGAGGCGCACCTAGCAGCCTGACGCATCGACGCGCCGGCCTAGACCCCGCCGGCAACCTCTCGCCCCTTCCCACAACCCCGAGAGCGCCCTAGCCAGCGCAGAGAGTAAAGCCCATCCCCATGACTATGACCGCCCCTGTCCCCGCTGCCCCTATCCCGGCCCCGCTCTCAACGCTGACCGGACTCATCCCGACGCCGACGCGCGCCAAGAAGCTTACCGCCGGCCAGGTGGCCGAGCTGTTCGGCGTCCGCGTCGAGACCGTGCGCCGATGGGCCGACGACGGCAAGCTGCGATGCACACGCACTCTCGGCGGAGACCGCCGATTCGACGCCGCGTACATCGAGGAGATGCTGCAGCAGCAATGAGCGAGATCAGCAGCCGATCCCCGGAGTACAAGCGGAACAGGCTGCTCGCGCTCGACCGTGACGGATGGATCTGCAGCTACTGCCGAGCCCCGCTGATCGAGGGGCAGAACGCGACCGCCGATCACGTCGTGAGCAAAGCCACGTGGATCAGGGAGGGCCGAGAGGGCAGCCCGGACGCTCTCGACAATCTCGTGGCCTGCTGCAAGAGCTGCAACAGCAGCAAGGGCGACCGCGACACCATGCCACGGATCAACTACTACAACCCGCGATGGTTCGCCGGTCTCGTGCCGGCATGACATAGACAGGACATAGACATGACCATGACAGACACTGACGCGCAGCTCGCGCTCGACCACGCTAGGCGCGCACGTCGCGTGCTCATCGTGGTGCGTCGAGCTGCAGACGCGTCCGACGTGATCGATCGCGTCAGCGAGGCGCTGACGGCCGATGACGCGGGCACCGTGCGTCGAGCTGCAGGGCTATGGAACGTGACGCTGCCGCTCGGTGGCCGCATCGACGTGCGCCCGTACAGCAGCCGCTATGCGCTGCGCGGTCTCACTGCTGACACCGTGCTGTGCGCAGCCGACGTGCCTGTCGAGACTGACGCTGAGTTCGCGGCCGATGTGTGGGCGATCACGGCGACGTCGCCGGATCCGGTCATCATGCTGCAGCGGGACGTGTAGCCATGGCCATGACGCGGCGCGCTGTGATCATCACCGATGCAGGCAGCCCTGTGCCCGACGATCTCATGCCTAAGTGGTGCGAGATGTGGGCAGACGGCGATCGACGGCTGCGCGCGGATGAGATCGCGCTGAACGTGCTCGGCCGGCAGCCGGCCCGGCCGGCGGGGCAGCTGTGGCAGCGAGTAGCCGAGAGCGCGTTTCTCTGACACAGACCCCGCCGACACCCCGCCCCAGTCTTCATTTTCACCAGATCAGAGTCAGAAATATTCAGTTCATGAGCGATTCGACCGAGAACACTGCAGATCCGTTCCAACTACCCGCCGGTGCGACGTGGGCCGAGTCCGTCGAGCTGTTCCAGGCCGACGCCGCCAAGTACCTGACCGCCGCCGACGCGCCGCAGCTCATGGCGCTGCGCTCGATCGCGCAGCAGCTCGACGGCGGCAAGTTTCAGGCGGCGCTGATCTCGCAGTTCACCCTGATTCACCGGGCGCTGCTGTCGCGCCGGCCTGGCGAACCGCCGGCCCCGGATCCCGACGCAGCTCGACGCGGCGCGCTCGGCCCGTCGCTGTTCGAACAGCTCGGCGGCGCATGGACGGCCGACGCATGAGCGCGCCGATCTCGGGCGAGCTGCGCTGTACGTGCCCTACCGGCGACGGTTCGCTGCGCTGGCCGTGCCCGACGCATCCCCCGACGCCGGCCGAGCCTGATCAGCGCGACGCCGAGCTGCTGCTCGACGCGGCCGCGCAGCTCTCGGCCGGCCTGGCGCAGCTCTCGGCCGCGCTGGTCGAGCTGCTGCAGCCGGCTGTCGAGTGGCTGCTGCGCTACATCGAGGCGTGCGCCCGGCTGATCGAGCGGATCGGCCGCCGGCGCGGCGAGATCTCGGTGCCGCTCGTGCTCGATACGTCACGGTTCGACGCCGCCATGGCCGAGTACGCCGGCCGGCAGCAGCTCGGCCGCGCCGAGATCGCCGGCGCGTTCGGCGTGCCGCTCTCGGTGATCGAGCCGGCCGGCGATCTCGCCACGGCCGAGCTGCTGCCGGCCGGCTACGCCGAGGGCGATCTGCACCCCTCGCATGAGTGGGAGCTGTGCACCGCCGAGCGCGCCGAGTGTCTGCGGTGCGGTCTGTGCACGTGCTGCGATGCCGGCCCGCTGGTGGCCGGCCCCTGTGACACCCCCTAGACATGGCCATGACAGCTCCCCCGTTCGAGGACATTCCCGCGTGGCCGCCGGCGCGCTGGACGCCGCCCCTCAGCCCCGATTTCCCGAGCGCGTTCGACGGGTACCGGCAACTGTTCCGGCTGATCTGGATAGCGGCGTTCGGCTACGCGATGGAAGCATGGCAAGAGCAAGCCGTGCGGCACGCGTTGGAGCTGTACCCGCCGGGGCACCGTCGCGCCGGCCAGCTGCGCTGGCGTCAGATCGTGATCAGTCTCGGCCGGCAGAACGGCAAGACCGAGATAGCGGCCGCGATCGGGCTGTGGGCGCTGCTCATGAAAGCCGCGCCGAGCGTCGTCGGCCTGGCGACGTCGGCCGAGCAGGCGCGGCTCGTGTACAAGCGCACCATGCGCGCGATCCGGGGCACTCCGCAGCTCGCGCGGCGCTTCAAGGCGCTGACCGAGACTCGAGGGATCCAGACCAAAGACGGCGGCCAATACGAGATCAAAGCCGCCAAGTCTGCCGCGCTGCAGGGTATCCCGATCGACGTCGGCCTGGTCGATGAGCTGCACATTCTGGCGAGGGCGCTGTGGTTCGACCTGATCAATGGTATGGGCGGCCGGCCTAACTGTCTCGTCGTGGGGATCACGACGGCCGGCGACGACGGCAGCGAGCTGCTGCTGCACCTGTATGAGCAGGGGGCCGAGGCGATCGACGCCGGCCCGGATGCCCGGTTCGGGTTCTACTGCTGGGAATCGCAGAACGCAGCCGTTCCCGAGGATGACACCGAGCTAGGGCGCGAGCTGGCGCGGGCTAACCCGTCGATCGCATCCGGGCGCGTGGATCTCGAAAACGCGATAACCGAAGTGCGATCGATGCCGGCGCAGGACGCGATCAGATACCGGCTGAATCGGTTTGTCGAAGCGATCTCGGCATTCATCACGGCCGCCATGTGGCACGACAATTTCGTGCGCGAGGATTTCCCCGCCGGCGTCGCGCCGATCTTCACGATCGACCGGACGCCGGATTGGTCGGCGGCGACGATCGGCGTATTCGGCAAGCGGCCCGATGGGCGGATTTACTGCGACGTGGCCGCGTCCCTGGTGCGCCCGACGCAGGGCCAGCTAGTCGAGCTGTGCGTGGCGCTGAATGCTGCGCACGCGCCGGCGACATTCGGGATGGATTCATTCACGCTGCGCGATCTCGGCCGCGAGCTGGAGCTGCGCGGCATTCCTGTGACAATGGCCGGCCTAGGTGACGTCATGGCCGGCAGCCAGCTGTTCTATGCGAAGCTGCAGCAGAAACAGCTCGCGCACCCCGGAAATGATCTGCTCGCTGCGCAGATCCCGCTGACAAAGCGGAAAGACAGCGACGGCGGATTCAAGATCAGCCGGCAAGCCAGCAGCAGCTCGATCGATGGGGTTATGTCGCACGTCATCGGCGTGCAGCTCACGGAGAATCACCGCGACAACGTGCTGCAAATGTTCTAGTGACATGTCCATGACATGGCCATGACAAGGATAAAAGCGGCATAAATCACTTTCCTGCACATACGCAGAAAATAGCCGAGTGTTCAGATTTCCTAACAGCTGTCCATTTGCTGCATTCTCTCTCTCGTGGGACGCATCCGAGAGTGGCTGAGCGGCAATAACCGCAGCGCGAGCAGCGACACGACCAACACCGCCGGCGTGACAGCGCCGAGCCGTTCAGCCACTCTCGATTCCGTCTCGGTCGCTGAGGCGCTGGGGATCTCCATGGTCTACCGGGCCATTCAGATCCACGCGATCAGCGCCAAGCAGCTGTCGATCGAGACGACGCGTTACGGCCGCACGGTGGCCGATCATCCGCTGACGCGCCGGCCGGATCCCGAGTCGAGCCGGTCGAGCTGGATTGAGCAGCTGGTGGTTTCCATGGCCAGCGCCGGCAACGGCTACGCCGAGGTCATCCGCGATTCGTTCGGGCAGGCGATCGCGCTGCCCGTTCTCAACCCGCTGCAGGTCCGCATCGAGACCAACAGCGCCGGCCGCGTCACCCTGTACAAGTACCGGGGGCGCGAGATCAAGCCGCGCGACATGATGCATGTTCGGCTGCTGCGCGTGCCTGGCTCGGCCTATGGTCTCGGCCCGGTACAGGCGGCGCAGCCGGATCTGCGCGGCGCGATCTCGACGCGCGATTACGCGGCCGCGTGGCTGGATGACTCGGGCGTGCCTACCGGCGTGCTGAAAACCGAGCAGAACATCACGCCGGCCGTCGCGGATCAGGCCAAGACCAAGTGGAACACCGACGCCGGCCAGAAAAACGGCGTCGTGGTGCTCGGCAACGGTCTGGACTATCGGCCGATCTTCCTGAGCCCCAAAGATGTTCAGTTCATCGAATCGCAGCAGTTCAGCGTCACGCAGATCGCGCGGCTGTTCGGCACGCCGGCGTCGCTCATGCTTGCGGCCGTCGAGGGCAACAGCCAGAGCTATAGCAACGTCGAGCAGGACTGGCTCGCATACGTCCGATTCACGCTCATGGGCTACCTGACCGAGATCGAGGATGCCCTGTCGGAGTTTCTGCCTGGCGCGCGCCGTGCCCGGTTCAACGTCGAGGCGCTGCTGCGCGCCGACACCACGACGCGTTACAGCAGCTTCAAAACCGCGATCGAGGCCGGGTTTATGACCGTGGCTGAGGTCCGCGAGATCGAGGGCCTGGCACCGCTGACCGACACCCCGACGCCGGCCGATCGCGAGATCGAGCTGCGCCAAATCCGAGAGATCGAGGCATGACCGAGATTCAGAACCGAGAGCTGCACATTCGCGCAGCCGTCAACGCTGAGACCCGAGAGATCTCGGGCGTCGGTGTCCCCTACGGCGAGACGATCACGATCTGGGGGCAGCGCGAGCGGCTGACCGCCGGCAGCGTCGAAGCCGAGGGCGCAAAGCTGTTCTACCGCCACAGCGAGCCCATCGGCGTCGTGACGTCCGCGACCGACGACAAATCCGGCTGGCATCCCACGGCCAAGATCAGCGAGACCCCCCGCGGCGATGAGGCGTACACGCTCGCGCGGGACGGCGTTCTCGACGGTCTGTCGATCGGATTTGAGCCGGTCGAATGGCACGTCGAGCGTGACGACGACGGCGTAGACGTCATCGTGTACGACCGCGTGCTAGTCCGCGAGGTCTCCCTGGTCCCCTTCCCCGCCTACCCCTCAGCCCGCGTCGAGAGCGTGCGCGAGCGCCCCGCAGAACCCCGACGAAAGGAAACACCCATGCCCGACACCGAGACCCAGGAGCGCGGCGACGATCTGCGCGAGCTGCGCGAATCCGTCGAAGATCTCGGCCGCCGGCTCGACGTCGGCCTGCAGGCTGCACGCGCCGACGAGACGCCGGCGATCGATCAGCGCAGCGCCGGCACCTGGCTGCGCGATCTCGCGCGCAACGACGCCGAGAGCGTGCGCGAGTACGAAGATCTGGTCGAGCGCGCCTACACCGGCGGCACGTCCGCTGACGGTCTGCTCACGCCGCAGTACGTGGGCGACACGATCCGGCTGATCGAGGCACCGAACGTGCTCGGCTCGATCTTCAGCACTGGGCAGCTGCCGGCCAAGGGCCTGAAGCTTGAGTTCGGCGTGCTCGACGTGGACACGGTTGCTGTAGACAAGCAGGCGGCCGAGGGCGATGACCTCGCGACCGGCAAGATCTCGGTGGACGTCGACTATGCCGACATCGAAACCTTCGGCGGTGTGGTCGAGCTGAGCCGGCAGCAGATCGAGCGGACCACCAACGTCAACATGCTGGATCTGCACATGCGGGCGCTGTCGCTGCGCGCCGGCGCACGCAAGGCGGCCGTGCTGCGCGCCCACTATGACGGCGTGGTGGCCGCGAACAAGCTCGATCCCGATCGCGTGGCCGTGGTGGCCGACGAGACGGATTACATCGAGTGGGTTTCGGCCATCATCGACGCGGCCGAGTGGTATGCCAACATCGGCCTCTCGCTCGACGCTCTCGTGGCCGACAAGACGAAATTCAAGACGCTGGCCAGCCTGGTCGATCTCAGCGGCCGCCCGCTCATGATCGTGAGCGGCGAGGGCGTCAACACCGTGGGCCGGATCAACCCCAAGGCGCTGAGCGGAGATCTCGCCGGCGTCGAGGTCAAGCTGAACCTGAAGCAGGCAGCGCCCGGCGCGGCGTTCGTCAACAGCGAGGCGATCCGTCAGTACAACAGCCCGGTTGTGGAGCTGGCAGACGAGAACATCGTGAATCTCTCGAAGCAGTTCGGTGTGTACTACTACGCCGCCAACGCGACCGAGATCCCCGGCGCGATCGTGCCCGTCGTCGCGGCTCTGCCGGCCGGCGTCCCGGACGGCGAGTAAGCCATGGCCGATGAGCTGCCCGACACCGAGCTGGATGAGCTGGCAACGCGCCTACGCGCCTACGTGACCCCTGAGGCGCGCCACGTGGCCGTCGATGAGGCTTACGTGCGCGCGTGCGCTGCAGAGTCTCGTCAGCTGGTCGGGCAGCTCATCGGGGACGTTACGACGGTTCCTGACGAGATCCGCGAACGCGCGATCATCGAGGCCGGCAGCGAGCTGTTCCACAAGCGGCAGGCTCCTAACGGGATCTCGCAGTTCGCGGACGCCGCCGGCACCCCGCTGCGCGTGGCAAAAGACCCGATGAACGTCGCGCGGGTCATCCTGCAGCCGTTCCTGCCGCTGGCGTTCGCATGAGCGCGCTCGGGGACCTGCGCCGCGAGCTGGCCGACGTCGCCGCCGGCGATCCGGTCGAGCTGACGACGTATGACCACGTGCCGGCACGCGTGCAGCTGCCGGCCGCGTTCGTCGTCGCCGGGCAGCCCTACATCGAGCAGGGGCCGACGCTCGGCAGCTCGACCGTGCGATTCGCTCTCGTGCTGCTGACGCACCCGAGCATGAACGCCGATGAGACAGACCAACTCGATGAGCGGATCGAGACCGTGCAGCGCCGGCTGCTGGATGCCGGCTACGTGGTCGAGCGCGTCGAGCGTCCCGAGATCCAAGACCTGAACGGGGCCGAGGTACTGGCCACGGCTCTGAGCGTCAGCTGTGACGCCGAATTCTGACCCCTAACGAGAGGACAACAAACCCATGGGCAGCACGCGCATTCGCGGTAACAAGAAGCCGCAGATCACGCTCGGCACGCCGGGGATCGACCACGCGGCCGATCTGCTGAGCTGGCGGATCGAGAACGAAGAAGCAGACGCCGACGTCGTGACGTTCGAGGACGCCGCCGAGGGCGGCGGCCGGCAGTTCTTCCTGCGCGGCGCAGCCGTGCAGAGCACGCAGAGCGCCGCGTTCTGGCGCTACGTGTGGGAGAACAGCGGCGAAGAGGCTGTGCCCTACACGATCGCGCCGCACGGCAACGCAGCGCCCACGGCCGACGAACCGCATTTCGTCGGCACGCTCACGATCGGCCCGAAGCCCACGATCGGCAGCGAGGCATCGACCGATCGCACGTCGGCGTCGCAGTTC